TAATTTTTTACAAAATATAGTTATTAAGAATTATTTGTTAATTGTTTAGGTTCTGGTCTGTAATGTAATACTTTGCTAGGGTCAGCACCTTGATCTACCTTTGCTCTAGCATCCCATATTAACTCCTTATGCTTTCTTAACCACTTCATGTATGTTGGTACATTAAGATGTATAAAATCGCCATTGTGTTGTCCTCTAACACCCAAACTAAAAGCATTTTTAGCATCATCGAAGTAAAAATTTTTGTATACTCTTAATAAATCATCAGCTAAACTTTCAGCCAATACTTCTAATGTTTCTTCTTCTACGTTGTGCTGTCCTAACTCTATGTAGGTTTTACTTAATATGTCAATTGATCCTATAACCAATTCACCTCTATTCATTGTTTTAATTAGTTTCATATTTTTGTTTTAGTTTTTGTTTAACATTCATATTTTTCTGTAAGTGTGAATGAATTTTACTCATACCCTTATCAGTTTTTTTTCTGTTTCTTTCCCAATTCCTTATTGCAGCTTTCCAATCTTTCATCTTTGTCTTACCAACCATCCAACCTTTGCTCTGGTAAAAATCATAGAACTGTTCTGCATTAATTCCATTATCCCTTAAAAGACAATAATCTTTTATCTCAATAACTTTAGGTACAATAAAATTTTTCTTTTTTATTATTTTTTCTTTTATTATACTTGTATTATTAATACTTGTATTATTATCCTTAAAGTTTTCTTTAATACCCCCCTTTAAGTTTTCTTTAATACCCCCTTTAAGAATACTTATATACCTCTTATCAATTTCTTTACTACCCTCTTTATATGTGTAACTAGTTGATAGATAACCACTTGCAACTAATTCGCTTATCCACTTAGAGATAGTTACTTTACTCTTGTCATATAGATCAGCAAAATATTTATTAGTTGCAAAGCAAAAGCCATTCTCATTAGTAAGGCAATTTATCTCGCCATACAGCAGTTTCGCATTAGCTGATAAATTTTTATCATATCTAACCTCAGCAGATATAATAGCATAGTAAGTTGGTTTCTGTTTCATAGTTTAAAAAAGAGAGAGAAGGCAAAAAACATTTAATCATATTGTAGGCAAAATTGCCGACCTTCCCTCTCTATATTATTTAAAATGGTAAGTCATCTTTAGTGTCAGTATTGTCTACTGTTTCTTGTTTAGGTGGCTCGTATGTATTCTCATATGCATAGTGAGTAGCACCCTTCTCAGAAGGTTCTTTTCTCTCGCATATTACAAGTGAACACCAACCTTTGTTTTCTATTGCCTTAAGCTCTTCCATTTTAAAGTTAGCTACAAGCATAGAGCCATATTTAGTTTTAATTTCTTTAATACTACTAGGCAAATAATTTTTCTCTTTTGTCATTTCTACGTTTTTTTAGGTTATATAATTTGGTTAATTCTAAATTGTTTACTCTGTTTTGTTTTTCCAGAGCATCAATCTTTTCATCTAAGGTTACACTTTCTATTCTACTTAAAATTTTCTTATACAGTTCTGAGTCAAGCACATAGATTTTTTGGTAAAATTCTACTTGTCTGTAGTGATACAGTACAGATGCATGATGCAGATTTGTTATATCTCCAATCTCATGTAGTGTTAAATCAAATATTGTTTTAAGAACAAAAATATACATACGTTTAGCTTGTATAAAGTTTTTCCTTCTTGATCCTAAAAATATTTCATCTTCGGCAACATTAAATTTCTTTACTAATTCTTTAATTATTACTTCATGAAAGTAATGACTAAATTTTAATTTTGTTTTGTTTTCTTCGTTCATATTTATTATTTTAAATCGTATTCTATTATATCTATTACATCTTTTACACTCATATTAAAGTGTATAGCAATAATATTCATGTGATAGTATCTAAGCAATGTTGTGTCAAGTATATATCTTCTGGCAGTTACCTCACTCACATCTAGTAAAAAAGAAAATTGTCTTGTAGACATTCCTTTAATCCTTAAAAATGCTTCAAACTCATTATGAGCTTCCCTGATATGTGAAAATTTATATTTCTTTGTCATCAAACATTCCGTTTCTAGCCATTAATTTGTATTGGTCTTTAGGGTCTGATGGTACTTGGTTTTGTAATATATCTAAAATAATGTCATCAGCTTCTTGTTCTGTAAAGTTTGCTAAATTATTTATGATATAAGACTGTTCTTCTAAGGGTATTGCAGACCTATGTAATCTGGTTTCAATGGTAGCCATTTGAAATAGTGTTATCTCAGATGGCTTACCATCAAGAACCTCATCTAACCAATCATCGTTCACTAATCTACCATCTCATCTTGACCAAAGGCACCTTGCTCATAGAACCCTGCTATCTTAAGAACAACACGACTCATAGCTCTCTTCTCTGCCATAGCAACTGGAAACTTTTTTGCACCACCCATTAAATTATTATCAGATGCTTCACCAAAAGACATCATGTTAATTGGTTTGTTATTTTTGCTTTGCATTGATGCAGCAGCTCTAATAACAACATTAATATTGTCCTTCTTTAATTCTAACAATAAAGGTTCGTATGCAACAGTAATACCTTGTTTGCTTACAATTTTATCTATACCTGATCTTGTTATAATAACGAAACCTCTTGGGTCTTTATGCACATCTTCTTTTACTAAACCATTTTCTAAAAATAGTCTTGTTAGTGCTTCCTTTCTAGTTTCTTTAATTTGTGGTTCTTGATTTTCTGAATTGTTTTTTTTATTTCTACTCATTATATTTATTTTTAGTTAATAATAAGCAAAATTATAAAATTGAATTAGACTACCAAACTTTTTTAACAATATTTTAAAAATAATGTGTGATTCTTGCTACTTGACCACTATTCTTCTCATGTAAAAAACCCTCTACAGCTTTAGGAACACCAGTAAAACCTTTACGACTATGCCAACTGTCTGTGCCTGATGGACTTCTTAGATATTCTACAGTAACACCAACATAATCTTTAGCATCTAACCACTTGTGTTTTACTTTGTGATGCAAATGATGTAAGTAAAAATACCTATACTTAGTTTCTGCCCACATCTTAGGTCTTTCTTGTGCCATGAGCAAAGGTAGATTAACCATCTTAGCACCATCACCATGCTCTAAACCAATTAGATTACTACCATACTGGTAGTATTTTCTATGTGCTACACTAATATCAAAATTTACATCATCATCTTTTCTAAACCAACTCTTTAAAGCATGAGCTAAGTGAAAGCCTGACTGATAATCGTGATTACTCATACTATGCAACACATCTACTGGTGCAATATGTCTTAGCATCTCTATACATTTTACATATAACATTAGAGCAACTTCAAAATGCTCCCACCATTTACCATCTACATCTTGTCTTGTACCTGCAGTAGTTTGGTTGTATACATTATCAATATGTAAAATATCGTTTCCTATGCAAAATAATACCTTTTCTATACCAAAACCTGCAGACTTCTCTAAAAGTCCTTGTATGCCCTCTAAAACCCTCTCTACAGCAGTTTCACAGTCATATCCATTGCCTGTTTCTAATTCTTTAGCATATTTACCAATATGTATGTCAGCAGGATTGATAACAAGTAGGTGATCATTTTCAAAATCTCTATCTATTTTTTTGTATGTAGGTGAGTAATCTTCTATAAGACTTTTTATCTTATCTAATATTTGCTCTTCATCTAAACCATACTCTTGTTTTGTAACTATAGAGAATCTCAGTTCTCCACCCATGTTTTGCCAATGCTTGACACTAACAACATCTTCTTTGTTTATACCTCGTTCTTTTAAATGTAGCTCTAAAGCTGTATTGCCATTGATGTTTTCTACATCTATACCCCTAGATTCATTTATTAATTCTACTTCTTCAGCAGAAAGTCTTAATCTTTTACCTTTTAATTTTGTCATGTTTTTGATTTTTAGTTTTGCTAAATGTAAGCAAATTATTAGGTGCTTCTAAAACAAAAATGGGATGTTATTAACACCCCACTCTTGAAACTAAAAACAATTATCCAACCAGAAAGGTTGATAGAAGCACAAATGTAACTATTTTTTTAGATTACAATTACACTTTTCACAATTTTTTTCAAATACTGAAAACAGTAATGGTAAGACTGCTAAAAAACTTAAACCCAAATTCATATATGTGATGCCATTTAACGATATATCTGCACTAGCAGCTATAACTAACACCCCACTTATTGTTCTCTTAGAAGAATACTTACCCTTAGTGTCTTTAAACAATTCTAAAACTGACTTAACAATTTCAGTAATTGGACTTATAGCTTGTTTAACCAAGCTACCAGTAATCATATCTACTATCTTACTCATTATTTCTTAATGTCAGCAATTCCCTGACCTAGAATTAAAGTAAGTATCGCATAGTAAACTTTCTCTACTTCTGCTTCTGATAGACCTAGCTTTGCTGCTGCAAACGGACATAATACTGCAGATACTGCATACCAAAACTTTTTTGAGTCAAACATTTTTTTTAACATTTCCATAATTTATTTATTTTAATTATTAATTAATACAACCAGATAACTGGCTGAACCTTATCTTGATCTGAATCTACATGAATGAATCCACCTTCTTTACTCAAACCAATTCTTACAAATCCTGCTTCTGCTAGTCCACTTACAATCAATGCTCTTTGATAACTATCTTTACATTCTATATCACAAGCAATTCCTTTTATATGTGAACTGGAAGGATTTTTTATTGACAGGGGGTGATTTGGACACCTGTACCCTGATGTTATTTTATATTTAATATTACTGAAAGACCTAGCTCTATCTAAATCTTCTATAAAATCTAAGTCCATCATGTTAGTCTTACAACCACACTTACAAGTAAACTCACTTTTTTTAAAGTAGCTAAATGTCATTATTTACCTTGACCTCTTTTTGGCTTTTTATAACCATTCTGACTTTTACTAGAATTTTTAGAATGTACTCCTTTACGTTTCTTATTCTTAGTCTTTCTAAAAGTAAAAACTATTTTAGCCATACTATGCTGTTACTGCAATAAATTCTACATCACAAGCTGCTGTATCTGATTTTGCTGCAACTAAAGTAATATCTGCTAAAGCACCAAATGTAGTACCAGTAATAGCATCCATCTCATTATTCATCAACATCATGCTCTCACCTGCTGCAAGTTTATACCAAAAACTATCTGCACCATTATAAACTCTTAGTGTAATAAAGTTAGTATCATCTAAGTTAGTAACTCTAAAGTAAGCATAATTTGCAGCAACTCCTGTACCTGCATCATCTGCTGCACCCCAATTAAACAAAGTCTTTTCTGTAGTAGCTACATTCATTATTCTTTGATCTACTTGTCCTTTAGATGTAAATGTTTTCTCTACAGTATTACCATATGCCACACCATTCAAAGTGTATGATTCTACTATAGTTACTGTTAAGTTTGCTGCTGTTACTGTACTTGCCATATTATTTTTTTGTTTTTGTAAATTTATAAATTGAGAATCCTATTGCCATTAATAAAGATATTGTTGTTAGTATTTCATTAAACGATGCTAACGATATTCCTATTGCTCCTGCATTTGCCATTCCCACCTGTATCGTATCTTCAATTGTATCTTTCATTTTATTTTGTTTATTAATTGTCATACCCAACTTCTATACCTACTTTGAAATATGTTGTTGCTGCTGTTGATGCTTTTACCATTGCAAATAATACATCACCTGCTGCTAAAGTTGTTTCTGGAGTTAAGTTTCTAGTTACTTGTAAATTATCGTTACTTGACTGTCCTGTTATTGTTAATTCGTTTAATAGTACTGGATCAATAGCACCAGTATTTCCTGCTACAAATGTCATCTTACATAAAGCTACTGTTATTGTTGCTCCTGTAGTAGCATTTGCCCATAAATATATTCTGTTTAAATTACAAGCAGTATGCATTACAAATGATTTTGTTTTAAAAAAATCACCAATGTCTAAAGCACTTGCACCAATAGTACCAGAACCATAATTAGAACTGTATAAAGATGAGCTTGTGTCGGCAGGAATCTGTGTACCATAATGATAGTTAGCATTAGTTAATACAGCATAACCTTGTATATTAAAAGTATCAGTTTTTATTAGGTTTTTCTTTGTCCATACCAAACTACCATCTGTATTACCTGCACCAGTACCAGTAGACTTACTACATAAAGTATCGTTAAAAGCAGACTCAAAACCTTTTGGGTTATGTCTGTTTACATCTGTTAAATTTTTGTGTTCGTTAGCAGCCATATTTATTTAAGTAATCTTTAAACCTATCATCTAATTTATTTTTTTCTTTGTCTATTTGGTCAAGTTTTTTTATTGCCCAATTAATTCCACTTTTACCCCCCCAACAATCGTACATTAATCCCCCACAACCTTCATCATAAGGTACATCTGCGTGTTGCTCATGTCTTTTAAATGATGCCATACGAGCTATAGTATCTCTTGATAAACTTTCTCTATTTGCTAATTGTCTAGCTCTTGTCCACCCAACCTGTGTACCACAAGAACTACCATTTTCTTCTTTATACTTTATTGCTCTCTTAGCATTGTTAGTTGCTGATTGTGGATAGTCATTGTATGTCTTTGCATAATAGTCTTTGTTGGCAGTTTCACACGATTCTTTAGAATCATACTGACAGTTACCAGTTTCTCCAAATCTCCACATTCCATTTTCACATTCGTAACAAGGCATATCTTTATATTTTAACAGTCATCACAAGGACAGAAATCTTTCCAACTCGTATAATTTCTTGGTCTTGAGTACATACTGTCATACATTATTATTCCATGATTCTTGTAAGCATAACCCCTTGCAGGTCTGTCTGATTCGTATGTAGGGTATAAACCATTCTGGTCAGAATCTTCCATGTAATCTAACATATCTTTTAAATATATCTCAGACTTTCTATATGTGTCTTGCTTATATGCATTTAACTCTGAAGGGTCTACTATAGTAGCAAACTCATCTACATTGTGTACAATACCCATACTACTACTGTTACTTTGTACTTCATTAATAACCTCAAATCTTACAAACCAACAAAGACATCTTGTAAGAAAATCATCCATTAAAGTTTGATTTGCAGTAGTTAGTGTACCATTGTTATGCTGTGTCTTTAACTCTTCGTAAAACTTTTTACCTAAAGCAGGTTTTAAATGTGCTAATTCTGTAAGCAGAATTGTATTATTAGATATTAAAGCAGGGTCTGTATTAGCATTTGTAAAGCTATTACTGATAACTTCTCCTGAACTTACTAAAGGTATATATTGATTTACGTTTGCCATATTATTGTTCTTCGTTTTGTGATTCGACTTCAGTTACTTGTAATTCGCTTTCACTATCTCCAATACCATCTTGGTCATCATCTCTTGTAACAATAATTTGTTCTC